TAATAAAGATCTCTAATTAGAGTATTCTTTAATAGATTATCTTCTTAGATTCAAATTCTAGATAGATCTACCCTATACCCCAACAACCTTAAAAAAGGAAACCTTATAATCAGTTTTATGTCGAGCGTATAGGGATAGTTCTTCTAGAAAAAGAATCTAAGAAACACCGTAGTGATTATCTTCTTGAGTTCATTATTCTGAGCTTTCCACCTTCTGCATTAGGAGAAGGAATTGTTGCTACGGTTTATATTATCATCAGCCGTAGTAGAGTTACTTTTCATCGTTTAATAAGAAACGATAGGCTATTCGCACCTAACTCTAGGAGACTTGCTCTCCTCTACCCAGTGCTACACCACCATTGCTATCTTGTGGTACGTTATAGAGAGGACGATAGGTAGTCCCAAACCTCTCACGCTTACTTACATAATAACACGACATTATCCTCGTTGTCAAACAATAATTCACTTTATCCTCATCAATTAATCGTAAAATAATGTTTGACAAACAAATTATATGTAGTACAATGTATAAAACAGAGGAGGATAAGGAGAATAAAGTGTCACCATTAGATAAACTGTATGAAACCTATATGCAAGACTGTCCAGACAACCCCTACAACGAGCTAGACTTCTCTATAGAGCTAAATCAGAGTCAAGCAGATATGATGTATAAGGATTGGGAGAAGTACCGTGAGACGTTCACATGGGGGCGATCCTTGGATGCACAAGGTAATTATTTAGAAGAACCACAAAGAATTAAACTTTGCAATATATCAGACGATCATCTAGAATCTTTAATACTTTGGACAGTTAGAGATTATGAACCTTATATTCATGTTGCTTTTTGTCGGGAGTTGGGGTATCGTAGAGAAAATAATATTTATGTGGAGGATTATTTATGAGCGAATGGATAAGCGTTAAGGATAGATTTCCTGATGATTCGCGTGACTACATTGTGTATAACCCGAAAAGTGTATACATGAAAATATACACAGCAACTTGGTTTGGTAAAAAGTGGAATAACTCAAACGGATTTATCACTCACTGGATGCCACTACCTGAGCCACCTAAAGGAGAATAATATGTATGATATTTTAATTAATGCAGGGTATAATCATTATGAAGCTTGTTACTTTATTGAAGAACATACAGGAGCAAGTAAACTTAGCCCTAAAGAGGAGGTACTAGATATGATTAATTGTGAGAGTTTTTGGTATGAGTAGGTTACTATTATCAGCGGATTTAAAGGGGGTAGGTAAACTTTTAGATGGTTCTATCCAAAGCAGCTATTGGTTAGGTTTTTTGTTAGCAGATGGCAGTTTTAGTTGTAAAGGTACTCGTATAAAGTTGGCGTTAGGCGATAAAGACCAAGGTACTGTTAAAGATTTTGTAGAGTACCTTGGTAAAAAATATACAACACCTCACTGTGGTGCTTTTATGAGTAAAGATTATGTACCTAAGATTGCGGAAATACTGGGATATGAAGAGGGGAAACCGAAAACATATAACCCACCTACTGTGAATTTCGAAGACGTTATGGACAAGGAACAACTTATAGCATTTTACATAGGGTTTATAGACGGTGACGGTTGTATAAGAAGACAACCTAAAAGAGCTACAACATCTATAACTATTAAACTCCATAGATCTTGGTGTAATTTTTTACAAAACTTAGTAGATTTTTTATATGATTTTTATGAAGCTGGCGTACCACCTAATGCAAAAATAAATAACGCAGGTTATGCAAGTGTATGTATAGGAAATTTCAATGTATGCAAAGGTCTAAAAGTATTTAGTAATAAACTAAATGTTATGAGAAGGAAGTGGGATATAATAGATGAAGATTTGTTACTTAAAGGTGAAGAATATAGTATTTTTTGTTATAAAGTTAAAAAATTAAATGAATATAACGTCAGTATTAAAGATATATCGGACGTTTTAGATTGTGGGTATCAATCAGTAGTAAGAGTTCTTGCAGGAGGGTATTAAAATTTCTAGATTACTATTATCAGCGGATTTACATCTTGGCCAGAATAATATACACAAGTATCGGGCTGTTTTTGCTGATGCAGATGAACACCATAATACTATTTTTGAAAACTTAGCGACAACTGTAAGAAAAAGTGATACTTTATACTTGTTAGGGGATGTTGCTTTTGACCATTACTGGTTAGATAAAATTAAGAGTATTAATTGTCGTCATAAAAAACTTATTTGTGGAAACCATGATACGGAACGTGGAATTACTATGAGACACTTAGTGGACGTTTATGACAGCATACATTCACTGTACTGTAAGAGAAACTATTGGTTTAGCCATTGTCCTATTCACCCTCAAGAAATGAGAGGTAGAGAAGGGTGTATACATGGGCACTTGCATAATAAAAAAGTTATGGTAGATCACTTAGTACCAGAACCTTATGTAGACGATTGGGAATACTATAATGTGTGTCTAGAACATACAAATTATAAACCTATTACTTTTGATGAGGTAATTAATAAATGAAATATCTTAAAGCAGAAATATTAATAGAGGTAGATGACGATCTACGGTGCAACTTTGACGACCCAGATGAAAGAGAGTGGTTTATGTCTCGAATGAGACAAGAGAGGCACTTCAAAGAAGACACTTGTGAAATTAAATTCTTTCCATTAGACTTAGAGGACGACTTTCCTTGTCATGTACTTAAAGTAGAGGAAATTAAAGTTGGATAAAATAAAATACAAAATTATAGCTACAGGTTTACCTAACAAATACAAAGTAATGTCTTACGTTGATGCTAAGTTCTTTACAACTGATATTGTTTGTGGTAACTTTGTATGTGAAGGCACTTACGAATATTGTGAAAGTATTTTAAATAGGCTAGATGAGGAGATTAAAAATGTTTAAAGAAAATAGGCCATCAGATATTACTTGTAATGACACACCTCTTGTATGGGGAGGAACACCTGATAGAAGTAACTACCGTATGTTAGAGCCTTCATGGGAGCTTAACCCTGTATCAGATGAAGTAACACAAGCTTACTATGAACAAATCCAAGCTAAGACTTGTCGTAAAGGGTTGATCACTGTGTTAAAACACATGGCAGAGAATAACATTAATATTTCAGGTACTCGTGGTTATGTATACAGTAGCGAGGGTCAAGCTAATATTGTTGAGAACTTTAATCCATATTTTCCTAATGAGTTGACACGAGGTATGGGTATTCGACAAAAGATGGTAGAAATTTATTGGACGGAAGACCTTAATGAAGAATAATGCTCAACTAATCAATGCAGATAGTGGCAATTTTGAATACTACACTCCGCACGATATCGTAGACAGAGCTAGACTTGCTATGGGGTCTATCGATTTAGATCCTTTTAGCAGTGAAGCTGCTAATAATAATGTTAAAGCTAGTAAGTTTTACACAAAAGAAGACAATGGATTTGAAAAAAGTTGGTATGGTAATATCTGGGTGAATCATCCATTTTCTAGAGAGAATAATCCTAAGATATTCGATAAAGCTATTCGAGAATATGAATTAGGTAATGCTGACCAGATATGTTTAATTACTTATGCCAGTACAAGCGAGGGTTGGTTTAGAAAATCTTTAGACTTCCCTCAATGTTACTTGTACAAACGTACAAATTATTTGTTACCCGATGGTACGGTAAAGAAAGGAGTTACGAAAGGGAGTGTAGTTACTTATATAGGGAATAATGAAGAGGAGTTCTATAAACATTTTAAAGATATTGGTAAAGTAAAGGTTGCTTATGGATGATTTTGAAGAGAAGGTGTACCAAATGAGAGATCGGTTATCTGAAATAACAGGATGTCAGGTACAAGTAAAACCATTAGGTACAAAAAGATTGGTTAAGCTATTTAGGGTAGAAATAATTATCCCTATACCTAACCATCCTATAGGTAACTTAGTAGAATCTTTCGACTTATACCAGTGTGTTAGAGGAAGAGTTTACTGGGATAGAGCAATGAATATTAATGAAAATTTGTACATGAAAGATATTAATTAAGGAGAATATTATGTCAACATACCGTTTTACGAATGTTAGTGAACTATTGTCAGAGATTGATGAATTTCTATCAGACGCTATTGAAGAAGCTATTGATGAAGTAGCAGAAGAGAAAGACCAAATTATTGAAAGGCTTGAAGGCGAAATATACGAGGCTAAAGACTACATCTTAGATTTGGAATCAGATTTAGAAGAAGCACATAACAAGATACAAGAACTTCAAGAAAAGGACTACTAATGAATAAAAATCAAGTAAGAGTAGTTCTAAATAAACTAAGAGAGGGGCTTGCAAAAGAATTCCCTTATGAGAAACTATCTAAGAAAGAGCAAGACTTGTTTGATTCTATAGATGAATTTGTTATGAACTTCGAGGATGAACTGTAATGGAAGGTATAATATGGTACGTAGTAGGGGTTATTTTTATTGCGTTTATATTAGGGAATATCGTAGGAGCTTTTTATATAGTTAAAGTAAAGTGGGATGATTTCTGTAAGTTCATGTTTAGTAGAAGTAGTAGAGAGGAGGATATGTGAGCAACAATTCCGTAGAACAAGATTTAGCGTTAAAATATATTTTGTCAGGAGAAAATGTCCTGATTACAGGCTCTGGGGGTGTAGGGAAGAGCCATATCATTAAACAGATACTAGACCCTAACACTTTGTTATGTGCGCCTACAGGTATAGCAGCGTTGCTTATCGGGGGTGCTACTTGTCATAGGTCTTTCGGTCTACCATTAGGAGTCCCGACAATACAGGACTTTATGACAGCAAGCCGTAAAGTACAAGATTTGTTTAATCCTTTCTCACCTATTAAGCGAATTGTAATAGATGAGTGTAGTATGCTTCGTATGGATCAATTAGAACTTATAAATTCTAAGCTTCAGATGATACGTGGTAACAAAAAACCTTATGGTGGATTGCAAATTGTACTAGTAGGTGATTATTTTCAGTTAGACCCTGTTATTACTTCTTATGAAGAGAAAGCGTACTACAGTCAATACTCTTCTCCTTTTAATTTTAAGAGTGATATCTTTGATTTTAAAGTTGTAGAGCTTACTACTGTATTCCGTCAGGAGGATAAGAGACAAGTTGATATGCTTAACAGC